CTGCGCCATCAGCAGATTCATTATTTGGAGCCCCAGTTCCTAGAACTAAACTAAAGTCATCAATCTGAACACTTGTAGAATTAATTGTTGTAGTTGTTCCATCAACCTGCAAGTCACCAGCAATAACAACAGTTCCAGCAGCACCCGCAGAATCTGGGTCAATGGTAATTGTAGCAGGACCAGTAATACTAGCAGAATTCCCATCACCTGAAACTCTTAATGAACCAACTTCAATTTCCGCAGATGTAGCTGAACCAATTTGAGCAACATCATCCAAAGTAAGTGATAAGTAATTACCAGAAGCTTCTTGAAGAGCATCAATCTCATTTTCTAAAAACCCAGTAGCAGTCCTTAAAGTTGCAAGTTCAGCGTCATTACCTGTAATTTGAGACTGCAAATCTCCAGAAATACCTGTTACTTCAGCCTCAGTGAAATAACGATCATCTAAATTAACAGAATCAAAAGTGGCTGTAGTAACGTGACCATCAGAATCAAACTCAAAAGTAATATCTTGAATTACATTACCATCAGAAAGATCTAAACCTGTATTTCCTGCTGGGGTAACAACTGGGTGAGCATTGGCTGCCAAATAGCCAGACATCGCATGAATCGCATCTTGAGAAGCACCAATACCAGTAACTCCATCAACAATCTGGTTTTGAATAGCTGCTCCCCTTACGTCCCCAGTAAATGTAGAGATGTCTGTCAGGCTACCCGTAGTAAAATCTACTTGAGTGCCATTTTTTGAACCTTTGTAAATTATATTATTTGCCATGGTGTTTTAAAAAAATAACTAGTTAATGCTAGTTACACCACAAACAGCAAATAAGAAAATTAATATTTTAATTGAGTCAAATCAACCTTACCCAACCAACGTATATTAGTACCAGATTTTCCAGTAGCAAAAAATTTCAAAGAACCATTTGACGCACTAACGGCAAATTTAACATCTCCAACCCCAATTTCATCATGAATAATATGATTGTGAGGATCTCCAACTAACGATACTAAGTTTGCACTTGAACCTCTTTTAGCCCCGCCATTAACATGCATAACCGCACTATCGCCATTTTCAGCTCTAGCAATAAATTGGCAGCTAAAAAAGTAAGAGGTATTATCTTCTAAAACGAATCTAGCACTAGATCCGTCTAAAAATAACTCAGTTTCAGAATCGTCTGTAGAATTACCGCGAAGCAAAAATAAACAAGTCTGAGCATCTCCTGCGGTAGAGAAAAAACCATTAGAAATGATAAACTGACTCTGCTGAGAGTTTAAATTTGGATTATCTGATCCTTCTCCAAAAATAGCTTTAGAGACATTCTCAGTATTAAGAGTCTCTACAACTAAATTTTTTAATTTTACTTCTAACGCCATTATGTATTCGGTATTGCTCTAGTTTGTAATGTGTATCCTGTTCCTATATTATCTGAAAATTCAACGAAGAAACCAGTATTAGTTATACTTCTTACTGCTATAAAATAAGTTCTCTCGCCATCATCTGGCAACTGCAATTCGCATTGAACAACGGGAGCCGAAGAAAATGAAGTAGCAAACTCAATTCCAGTTTCATCAATACCAGAAGGCAAAACAGTATCAAACCTCTGTCCTAAATCTCTATCTTCTACCCAAGTTCTTGTTGCAACTGTCTCTCCGCCCATTGTAATATCTTGAGCTACCGCCAAATTACCCGTAGGAACATCAATGCCACTAGCAAAATCTATACTCAAGGAATGTTCAGCAATAGATGACTTAGTTCTCCCAACTTTACCATCAGCTAAGACCATAGCCCCTTCATGTGTAACTCTGCCTCCTCTTCCAGCTATGACAGTAGAGAAAGAACCACTAGCAAAATTATTAACCCCTCCAACAACAATAGCATTTGAAGCATCCTGAATAGTATTACTTTCTCCGCCTAAAATTATAGAATGATCAGGAGCTATAGTGCCACTTGTTATATTGCTACTTTGGCCACCAACAATAACCGCATTTGAAGCCCCCAAAATATCATTATCATACCCACCATCAACCAGAGAAGCAGTAGATTGTTTAATTGAGTGAGAAGTTCCACCATTAATAGTATTATAACCAAGGCCACCATTTTCTATTAAGTTCGATCGACCACCAATAATAACAGAATAGTCATCTCCAGTAATAGTGTTTAACTCTCCACCAGCAATAACATCATAGTCACCAAATATCTGGTTGCCGCTACCAAGAATAACAGCAGAGTAAAGAGAGTTAACAGAGTTATCTCCGACAATTAATGATTCAGCATCAATATAAAGTTTCCTATCTGAACCATCAAGATCACCAGTAATAACAATATCTTGAGAATCAGCAGAAATGATAAGACCAGAAAGAAAAGTCTTTACTCCAGATATAGTTTCCTCTCCTGTTATATTAACAAAGTTAGAGTCATTAAGAGCTAGTAATGAATATTCAGCTTCTGTTAGGTGATAATATTCGCCAGAAGCACCACCTTGAATACCAAGTAGAGAGTTGTGAGAAGTGCCATCAACACCGACATTTAGACCTGTCGATGAAGATATCGTCAAGTCTACATTTGGTGTTTCTGTTACTGTTACATTGATACTCATGGAAGAGGAGTTGCAGTTCCGCTAATGGTTGCCGTTCCATATAACAACCGATCAACGCAACCATCTGATTTAATTAAAAATATATCATAGGAACTGTAAGCTGGCTCCATAGCCTGAGTATCTGCACTACTTAAAGACATTTTTGCACCGCCATTTTCAGCATCAGTCTCTGCATAAGTAAAAGTGGCTTGAACTGCTTGATCATAATCGCGATAAATAACTCCAGTTAAATAAACTGCATCTGTACGAAGATCATACGGGCTGTCAGAGTCATCCGTAAGAGTCATTGGAATATCAAGACAAGCTCCCTGCTCAATAACGATATCATATTTTGTCCCAGCCATTGTTTTATGTTACACTAATTTATTACTTTTTTAAGAATTTATCAGGATTCTTCTCAAACTTTTTAGCTAAAGCAATAATACCATTAATAATTTCTGGTGCTACTACTCCAACAACACCATAAGAAATCGCTTTTATAAAGTCACTTATAGGAGCATCTTTTAGCACAAACCATAAAATACCTGACAATAAAGCCGCAGCTATAACATTTCTCAAAAAAGACTTTATTGAAACCTTACCTTTATAAGTAAGCATACGCGCAATCATACCAGCTGCGCCAATCACAGGGATCACCCAACCACCATCCAAAAACTCCCTGAAAAGATTTTTAAAATCCATGTAAAATACATTACACCAAAAAAATATTTTTGTGTATGAATAAGTGATGGGGGAAAATAATAAAGATCTTTCTGAAGCAGAAGAATTTGCTTTAAAATATTGTAATCCAAAAGACAGTGAAATTATCTCTGACTTGGATAGACATGCTAGAGAGTCTGCTTGGGCCTTACTACAAAGAATAAAACACTTAGAGAATCAAAAGTGTGTTTGTGAGGAGTGCGGTTCTGAAGTAGAAGACGAAGAAGTCGAGGACGCAGTTACAGAAAAAGCTGAAGAAAAAGAAACGCAAGAAGTAAAAACGCAAGAAATTAAAGCGGAAACTCCAGATACTTCTACTCTAGACAAGCTTTCAGAAATAGCTGAGAATAATAAAGAATTAATTAAAAAGGCCACAAAAACTGTGGCAGGAGCTGGCGCTGTAGCAGCTACAACTCAAACAGCAGCGGCAGCAACAAGCCCAAGTATAACTGCGGCAACAGCAACATTCTTCCAAGAAGCTAGTCAAAAAGTTGCAGCGATTGGTACTGCTGGTGTTATGTCTATAGGTAGCGGAGCCTATTTTCAAGCTAAGACTGTTAAAGCAGAGGGTATTGAAATAGCAGTTGTTAGCGAACAAGAATATGGAGTATTCTCCAAATTTAACCAGTTTACAGAGTCAACACTTGGAGTCTCATCATTTAAGAGTGTAATCAGGTATGCTGAAGAAGGCTTCGGCGATATTGAAGGAACTAGTCCATCTTCTGAAGGAGAAGGTGAAAGTGGAGATGGAGGCGAAGGTGGAAACGAAGAACTTTCTGATGAAGAAAAGTCGGCAAAATTTAAAGAAGCGGCTGAAAAGAAGAAGGAACTAGAAGAAAAGGGAATTCTTCCCAAAACTAAAGAAGAATTAGAAAAAGACAAACCTGTAACGCCCTTAGGCAATGAGTAATGGAAGAAATATTTGATAAAATTTTAGCCCCGTATATGTCCTCTATGCCAGAGTTCGTTGTCTCCGTCATGGGACTTATTGGGACACTTGCTTGTATTGTGCCAGAAGAAAGTAAGTTGGGAAAGATACTTGGAAAAGTAACTGGCAATTTAACCAAATTTAAAAACTATCTACTTAAAAAAGTGAAAAAATGAACAAACTAATACCACTAATACTACCACTATTATTCGTAACTTCTTTGGCTAAGGCGGCTATTGTCACCTTTACTGGAGGAACCGCAAATCTTGAAAATGGAGAAGTCGTCATCACTGATGCACAATCTTATAACGATGGCGTGATGAGCTATCAAGAAGGAGATGTTATCCTAAACTATTTGTCTCCCAATGAAGATTGGAGCTTTCAAACCGTAGGAAATTACTACGGTGCTGGAGATGACGTAATTCATGGCCATTGGAGCGCAATCTCATCTATTGAGATTTTTCGTGATGGAAACACTCCTTTTGATCTTCAGTTCTTCCATTTGACATCTAATACTGAAATCGGTGGGGGAGCAGCAACTGGAGACGAAATCATTGCCATCCAAGGATGGTTAGATGGAGCAATAGTTACTGAAGAGTTTCAATTGCCAAGTGAAGATTGGGGAGGCGAATACCAAGATGTCTTCCTTCCCTCTTCGTTCGATAATGTTGACAAAGTTGTTATCCGTGATTTATCGCAATGGACAACGGGCGAGTATGTCCAAGGTGAATGGTCTGCCTTCTGTTTTGGAATGGATAACTTTGTTTTCGACGAGGTTATCCCACAAGAACTTATCATTGGCAACTCTGTTGAGTTGAAACCTATACCAGAACTTAGCTCAAGCTTATTTGGAGGGCTGGGATTGCTGCTTCTTTTACAGCGGAAAAGGAGATAATAAATAATAAAATATACAAAAAAGCCCCTCTTCGGAGGGGCTTTTTTTTATTGATTGTAAATCTCTCGCTCTAGCTTTCTATAACGAGCATCTGAATGCCAGACTTCATCACTTTGGGGGGTGTACGTCCCCTCCTGAGTCTGAATCGGTTGTCCCGCTTTGAGCTTCAAGGAAGACGGTTGATATATGTTTAAATTGGTTGTTTTCGGTGCGGAGCTGCCCCCGCAGGAAGTCAGCGCGATCATTGGACTCATTGTCACCAACAGCGCGTAGCTTTTCAATTTCTTCGATAAGTTCATTTTTTCTTTTGTTATGTTTTTCTGTTATTTCAAAGAAGGCAAGCTTATTCCTTAAAGCCAGATAAAGCTTGAGACTTTGAGCAAGAGTTTTAATTAAGGACATCATTGCTTTATTATATACACTCTAAAACCTGCTTCCACTCCATATTCCCAATGACAGAAGTTAGTTTCGTTATATCTGCCTGAGTGAACTTTTGGTATTGTCCTTTTAATTTTTCTGGCATTGCTATTTGCTTAACTTTTGCTCCAGAATTCTCTGCCATTTTGTCAGCAATATCCCTAAAAGGAACAGAATTACCAGTGCCAACATTAAAGATCCCAGAATCATCATGATGAAGCATCCTATAATGAACTTCACAAACATCCTCAACATGGACGAAGTCTCTGCTGGCTTTTCCTCTAAAAACTTTGATCTCACCATGTTCTTGAACTTGTTTAACGAATTTAGTAATAGGGCTTGCTTGATCTCCTTTGTGCTCCTCATGAGGACCATACACATTGAAGTACCGAAATCCTTGATACGGATGCTTCTCGTTTAACAACCAATTGTCAAACATATATTTACTATAAGCATAAGGACTCAATGGAATACAGAACTGATCCTCTTGGAAAGTGTCTGCAACCCCATATACTGAAGCACTGCTAGCATATTGGAATTTAATATTCATATTAGCACACAATTGATAAAGGGTGCCAGAGAAGATAAAGTTCTCATTTAGAATCTTTTTTAAGTCAGTTTCTGTTGTACTTGAGTTAGCCCCAAGATGAATAACTGCATCAATACCATTTAAAGGAGGCAGACTGCCGCCAAATTTTATGTCATAAGGTACAACTTCTATTCCCCTCTTCTCAAGATAAGGGCAAAGGTTTTTCCCAATGAAGCCTTCACTGCCAGTGACTACAACACGCTGCATAACGCATTATATTACAAGTCACCTTCGTCTTCAACAAATTCTTTAATATCATTCAAAAATGGAAAACCATTAAGCAAATCCTGATGTTCTGAAAATGATTCATCATCCCAACCCCACTCAGAAAACTTCTCTTCTTCGTCCCAAGCTAAAACTTCTTCTGAAGCCATAGAACTTACAGGCTTTTTAGCCCAGAATTTGCAACTCCAGTAGCGTGGGGTAGTTTTATCTTTGGCAGTATCGCACTTATGACGCGCTCTAAAGCTCCTGCGACGATCTGGGTCGTCACGTTTGATCTCCATGTTAGGATCACCAAACTTAACCATAATAACATTGCCAGTCTTGGGGTTCTTAACATAAACGCCAAACTTCTTTTTGCCGTCCTTAAGTCGGAATGGCTTGTTTAAAGTCTTTTTTTCCGCCTCTGAGTAGTCAATATCTTCAATATCTTGATCTGATTCAGATGAAGCATCCATCCGAACGAAATCTAAACGGGCAAGAGCAAAATCAATTTCCTCATAATCAACGAAAGCTCTTCCAAGCTCTTCAATATAATAATCTTCAGAACCTCTTGCTACATCCTGATCGGCTGCACGGTAAGATTTTTTAACCTTACCTCCGCGCATCATCTTTAAAAACATATTTACTCTAGCCATCGCCCATTGACCTCTGGTCTTGTTAGGACGGTGACTAGAGCTAAATGCTCCCGCACCACGGCGGTAAATTTTCTTTAACTGAGAAAGTGTAACTTTTTTGGAATGCTTTTCATTATGCTCTTTTACTTTATTTTTTAGAGCAGTAACTACTTTTTCTGAGAAGGCAATCTTTTTCCCATCTTTCCCAGCACTACCTTTTTCGTTCTTACTAGAACCTTTTTTGCGCTCGCTAGGCTTTGCTGGAGTTTGCGCTCCACTTTTAGGCCCAGAACGCTTGGCAGAGTGAGATTCAAGAAATTCTTTAGCTTCTTTAGAAAAATCGTATTCCATCAAAAGATGTTACACTTGTTTTTCAAAAACTTCGTTATAACTTTGAAGTTTTTCTTCGTCAGTCATATTATCAAGTTTACGATCAACCTCTTCATTGACTAGAGTAGAGATTATATCTATTAACTCTGCAAAAGTTAGATTACTTGTAATATGATTAACAAGGGCTTCGTGAAGCTCTTGTTCTTGATCAGGAGCCATTACTTCTGTAATTGCTTACTCTTATAAATTCGCAGATCAGGCTGGTTATCCTTTTCTTTGTATTTATTCTTGAAGATAACGATTTCGAGTTTTTCACCTCCAACCGTTACGCTTCCAGAGTAAAATGGCTTGTCTCCGCCTTTACGCCAGAGAGCACCAATTTCACGATCTGACCATTCGCTTGATGTATTATTTTCGTTCATAGATTTGTATAGCTTTTGATTAAGTGCTTCTTATTGTGAGGAAGCTCAGTATAACGCTTTTTGATTCTCTTGTAAACCCTTTTCATGATTGGGTCTTTCTGAAAAGAAATTAAGCTCCTGAGATATCTTGCTGTCGATCCACTCATTACTTGCCAAATGAGACTTTGTCAAGGCTTGTTTTTGCAAATCGACGAACATTTCCATTATTCCGATCAAAGATCTGAATATAACTTTCAGTCTCTCCACGAAACTGAGCGTTTAAGGTTTCCCCCTGTGTGGTTTTAAGGCCAAAAAAACGACCCCGTGTACCACGAATGACATTAAGTGCAGTTTTCTGCTTACGATTTAATTTCATAACATGTTATTCTAGAAATAAAAGCCACTTTATCAACTAGAAAGACAAATTTTTTCTAGATTTATTTTAGAGGAATCCTTTGTTATCTCTTTGCAAATAAATTTATTTATCTGCTTTTCGAACCTGTCTTCAAAGTCTACTAGGTTCTTAGAGGAAGAAGCAAATCTCTTGAGAAAACTCAATGTAAACACAACCTCTATATTGTTCAGCCTCAAATCCTCATTGATCTTTTGAAGCTTATGATAAAGAATTCTGAATATATCTTTCTTCCTGACTTGCTTCAATACTAAGTTGCAGTCAAAGAGCGATAATAATTCTTTAAAAATAGAAGAGGTAGGAGATCCAGATTCAGAATTGAATCCCATAGAAGAGGAGTTTTCAACGCCGCTAGTTACAAATATTTTAGCATTGGAGAAGTCAGCTAAATCTCCATTTGCCATTTGAAGCCTACCTTCTTTTAGAATTTGAGCAAATATAGTCTTAACAGAAACATGTAGCCTATGAAAATCATCAATAATGATCACACTATTCGGATGAATATTAATCTTCTCACAAAGAGAAGTATTGTTCATTACCTCTGGTAGAATTTTAAACTTAGCGAACTCGTCTGAGAAATGAACGCCACTGTAACTTAAAACATTAACCCCTCTCTTCTCTAAAGACTCCTTTAAAGTAGAGCAGAAGAAGCTTTTACCACTGGATTCTACCCCAGTTAAGCAATAGATGTTAGGAGCTGCCCCCTTTTTGTTCATGCCGTAGCTTGATAGTGAAATACTCTCAACGAGAGAATCTATAACACTTTTATTTCCTACAAACTTACTTTTTAAACTTCCCGAAAGTTCTGACAAGATTTCTGGCTTCCTCAAAGGATTCTCTTTCTTAGAAAAGAAGTCTTCAAGGTGCTTCATTGCTACTTCAGGAGTATTTTTTTGCTTATCTTCAGCCCAACCTGAAAGTCTATCCGATACAAAAGACATTATGGACTCTGTAGAGGTTAGATCTACCTCACTAGCTTTTATTTCATCCTGAATTTCTTTAAAAGAAGAATCTTCTTGCCAATGGGAAAGTTTGGCTTGAGCACCACAGTGATCAATAACATCAATAGCTTTATCTGGGTAAAACTTATTGGGAAGATATTTCTCGCAAAAATCAATCACATGATTAATAAAGTTCTCTGTGTAACTGACTCCGTGAAACTCTTCATAGTATGAGGTGATAGTTGGAAGGATCTCCTCCATTTGGAATTTTGAAGGCTCCTTAATGGTAACTCTTTCAAAGCGACGATCCAAGGCGGTGTCCTTCTTAATTGTATTGGTATACTCATTAATGGTTGTTGCTCCAATACAGCTAATAGTACCTCTTGCTAATTCAGGCTTGAGAATATTAGAAGCTTCAAGGGAGTTCTCTGTTGTTCCTCCAGCACCAACTAAAGTGTGGATCTCATCTATAAATAAAATAATATTGTCATATTTTTTAACTTCATCAACAAACTTCTCAAGCCGCTCTTCAAATTGTCCCCTGTATTGAGTCCCAGCAACCATACTAGATAAACTCAAAGAATAAATAACTTTGTTCGCGATGAGTTCTGGAGCTTCGCCATTTACGATCTGAGAAGCGAGGCCTTCAATTAAAGAAGTTTTACCTGTTCCCGCTGGACCCACTAGAATTGCATTAGGCTTTTTCTTTCTACAAAGAATTGTTGCTATTTCTGATATCTTGTCATCAAAATCTACAATTTTATCAAAATCTCCACGAGAAGCTTTTAAGTTTAAGTTTTCTGCAAATTGATCCAGAATGGGGTTCTCATCGAACATGCCAATCCATTTGTCAACCAATTCAAAGGAAGAGTCTGAGTCGAAATAACTCATGAACTCATCATTCTCGTCTTCTTCATCTTTTATGAATCTAGTAATATCTGTAATCAGAATATCTCTATCCTCTTCCCCAAGAACTGAACTTAAAGCTTTGGGTGTAAAGCTATTGCTCAACATGCCGAGAAGTATAGATTCTGGTCCGATATAATCTAAACCAAAAATATCTCTCTGGATGATCTCACATTCTTCAATTAGCTTATTTAGATTAGTGGAATATTTTCTAGAAGTTATTTTTTGAGGTTTTTTCTTCTCTATTACTTGAAGCGATGCAAGCTGTAGGGCCTCTTCGGAAGAAAACTTCTCAAGTAGAGTCGAGCAGGAAAGACTTAAGTCATTGATAAAACTATGAAAAAAAACATCTATATCTACCCTATTCCTTTCAAGTAGTTCGTTTAACTCTTGAGATTTTTTAAAAATAGAAGTCAGTTGTGGAGTAAATGGAAGATCGTTCATTTTTTACTTAAATCCCTCAGTTTCATCATGATTTTTGTATCTACGACTCTTGCTGAATTCACAAAACTATTACCACGACCTTTGCTAGCATTCAAGATCAAAATGCAATCTTTTGATATTTTATACTGCTCAAGGAAATCAGTAAGGGTGGTTGATCTAGAATTATCCATCATAAGAAAACTAGCCGCCCCTGTGTTATCAGAACCTTGAATCAACATGTATTTATTGCCACTTTGAGATGTCTTTGTAAAAAAATCTTTTACTTGGCAAACTGTCTTGAAATTAGTCCTCTCTGATATTTCATCTATATCCTTGAGATAACACATGGCCCCAAACTCATCTTCAAAACAATCCTTCAAATCAAAAGAGTAGCTATATCCCAGCAAAGTATTTTCATACCACCAATTAGTAAACTTTTGATAAGGTTTATTTTTGTCAAAGATTTCTTTGTAATTTTTGAAGTTCCTTTTGAACGTTTCAAACCTAGACTCTTTCATTAAAGGACGACCATCGTCAGCAATAGCTTTTGTTTCTATCGCTTGCGATATGGCTTTTAAAATATCATCACCGAACCTGTCTTTAAATGAAATAAAATTCCTCTTCTCTCTATCCGTCAATATGTTGAAAGCTTGAGCCTCTAATACTAACCTACCTCTTTTTTCTGTAGACTCTCCCATCGCTCCAGCTTGAATCAAAGCGACAAGAATAGATATGTTGATTCCGCAACTCTTAGCGGCAGAGAATACATCATACTTGCTCTCAAATCCATCAGAACCTTTAAAAAATATAAGGCTTTCAATAGACTTTTCTGAGATGCCCTTAATGCTATTCAAACCATACCTAATATTGTTATCCTCAATAGAGAAATTCATTTGAGATTTAAATAAGTTTGGTGGCAATAAGCGAATACCAAAGTGATCTAGCTCATGATGAACAGAAGCAACAACCGCCAAAGGATCTGGATCAAACTCAGAGGATTCAAGCACAGACAAGAAAAACTCTCTAGGATACTTGTATTTCAAATAAACTGTTTTAGCAGCTAACTCAGCATAAGCAAAACTATGAGACTTGTTAAAAGAATAATCTGCCGAAGCTTGAAGTGCAGTCCAGTAGAAATCACTAATTACACCATCCAAACCTAAATCCTCTGCGGCATCATAAATTCTATCTTTCCACTTAGGCATCTCCTCAACCTTCTTCTTGCCAACAATTCGACGGAGAGTCTCTGCTTCTTCCAAGGTTAAACCAAAAACCTTATTTGCGATCTGCATCAATTGCTCTTGATATAGAATTACATTTTTTGACCAAGACAAAATCTCATCTAAATCTTCATGTAATCCACTCTTTTTGAGAGACACTTTTTGAGTGATATATTCGTCAACAAATTGTAGAGCTCCGGGCCGTGCTAGAGCCACAACGTCAGAAAGTTCGTTTAGATTTTGTGGTTTTACCTCCTGACAAACTCTAAAGTTTGTGTCAGCAGAAATTTGGAAAAGACCTTCTGGATGGTTGTAATCTTGAAGCTTTTCATAAATAAAAGAATCATTGGGATCTATGTCATCTATGTTGATTCCTATCTTCTCACAAGTCCTGTGAGCAATAGTTAAAGTCCTCAATCCAAGAATATCAAACTTAACCATCAGGTCAGCAACATCATGCATATTGTACCCAGTAACTAAATCTCCATCTTTAGTTCTCTGTAATGGAACTACATCGCCAATTGATTGCGAGCAGATCGCGATACCAGAAGGATGGACTCCAGTGTTCTTGATTAAATTCTCTACTCTCTTGGCGTTAACAAAAGTTCTTTTGTGATTTTTTGCCCACTGATCAAACTTCTCATTCTCTTCTCTAGCATTCTCTAAAGAAGAAACTTTGCCATGGAGTTTTGGGATCATGTCACTAACAAAATTAGCCTGATCCTCTTTTGCTTCATCAAAATACTTTGTCGCTTCTCTAATACAAAGTTTGGAACTAAAAGTATTGAATGTTAAAATTTTTGCAGTCCTGCCATTGTGTTTGTCTTCAATATACTGAATAACCTTTTGTCTCTGCTCATAACTAATGTCTGAATCAACATCAGGAAGAAGACTGCCAACAAGAAACTCCTTGTTTCTCTTGTCGTAAACTTTTTTAGCGCGACTCTTTGAAACGAAACGCTCAAAGAATAAGTTGTGAGGTATTGGATCAATATTAGTTACTCCCAATAAATATAAAACAAGAGAGCCAGCGGCAGATCCTCGACCTGCTCCCGTAGGAATATGATTCTCGTGGCAGAAATTTAGTACATCCCAATTGAGCAAAATGTAATCTGTAAACCCTAGCTCCTCAAAAGTCTCCAATTCTTGTTTGGCTCTTACGTAGTAAGCATCTCTATTATTATATTTAGTGATCCCCTTATCTCGTAAACCCTTGCGAGTTAACTCATACATAATTTCTTTTGTAGAGCTGTTTTCACCAAGACCTAAGCTTTGCAAAACTTTTGAAGAAACCTCTGTTTTAGGAAGTTCTACTCCAGCAGGTTCACAATCATCATATACTGTAAAATCTTCAAACATTATAAATTCATTTCTTTTTTAAGTGCCGAAAAAACCTTGAAACACATCTTGTTATCATACAGTGCATCATGAAGCTTCTCCTCTTCAAATTCAATTCCAAAAAACTTCAATAACTGATTCTGAGAAACCCTCGCTTTAAGAGATCTGTCATGAATTATTTTATACTGCCAACTAAGCATGTTGGTTTTAGGCTTGTCTAGATCTTCCCTATAAGCCTTTCCCAAAGCTCTAGTATCATAGATTCGTTCAAGGTAAGAGTAATCTGGGGTCTCCCCTAATAATCTCTGCATCCCAGCTACCATGTAAACATCGAAGCCAAGCAAGTTCTGACCAACAACTTTGTATTCTGGGTTAAACAAATCAGCTTTAAAATCAGCCCAAACTTTCTTCAAAGGCTCCTTCCTCTCATTATACTTATCCCAACTAAAACCAGTCAAATGCTCTACCTTTTTATTTATTTGTAGATCTTTGTGACTAATAAATCTATCATTCTCTTTGATTATCTTATTGCCTTGACAAATCAACCAAGAAACTTGCCAAGTACGAGAGGAATGAAGATTAAGACCCTCAGTCTCCGTGTCGAAAACTAAATATTTTTGATTATGTGGTAGCATCTTTATAAGACTCCCAGCAGAACTCGTCTGAACAGAAGTGATTTAAGTTTGGGTTTTGAAAAGTTGGAGACTTGCCTCCAGATCTACTGCAAGCAGCCTTGTACATTTGTAAAGCCTCAAAATCATCTTTATTATGATGAAGAATAGTTTTGACCATCTGAGTTTTTACATTTAGCTCTTTGATAACCGATCTAATCTGAAAATCAAAAGGGTGATTATTGTCTTCAATAAAGTAAGTCGGGTTTAAATGACTTATCTCAATATGAGATAGACCAAAGAAAAATAAATTATTGAAAATGTAAGAGTCATAAAAAGGAACACATACCTTTAGATTCTCAAAATCTTTATCCCTATAGGCAGATAAAATCAAGGAATTCTTATCGCTTAAAGAAGCATCTGAATAAAGCCTCTTCAGATCTTGTATTCCTTGATTGTTCTTCGCAAAGAGAACAAGTTTACTTGGCTTCTCATTGATATCTCCCTCATTTTGTAACACATTTATCCTCAACCCAAAAACCAGTGGGATGCCCTCTTCCTGAAATACTTGATTGAAAATCCTGAACCCATAAAACGAATCTTCTACCATTACCACTCTTTCTAGAGAGTTTATTTTGGCAATGTCTAATATTTTCTCTGTAGTCAATATAGACTTACCTATACTGTACTGACTCTTGAAGAGAGGTATCATGACTTGATCTTAGAGAAGATCCTCGTCCATGTCAAACGAAAAAGCTGGACAACCCGCGTATTTTTTCTTCTCAATCCTGACTCCCTTGCCATCATCCAACATCTCTTGCAAATCTTTTTTTGCGTAAGAAGACTTTATGAACTTATCATCTTCTCCAAGTAGGTGATAATAGTCGAAAGGAAATTTAAATGGGCAGTGCCACATCAAGTCTCCATTTTTTTTCAACTGACCAACGTGAGTAGCTCTACCGCAAACAATCTTACCCGCGAAACCGTCTTCTTTTGCTGGATATCCTTTATCCCAAGCCAAACCACTCTTTGCAGTTTTTTCACTGAAGTTGTTAATGACTTTTTGTACGTCAGTAAGAAAGTATTCAAAGCCCTCTAAATCCAAATCGTCCAAGGGCTCCATTTCTAAGCAGCCTTCGCCCTCAAGATCAAACTTTAAAAATAAAAATTCCATCTTACGTTTGAGGTATTCTGGATATAAATATTTTACAGCAAGACAATACATATAGTCCTGCATGTTATCTGAATATTCCTTTCCCTCAAAAATGCTTTTGGAAGTTTTAAAGTCCCTGATGATTGCAGTTTTTTTTCTTTTAAATAAGAAAAGTTTATCTATGAACCCTAATATTCTGTAATCCTTGTCTCCTTCTTTCACAGAAATATCAAAATCCTTCTCTGAAATGGATTCCGTAGGCTTTCCATTTGTATCCCCAAAGAAATCAAAATTTAGACCTTCAACTGTCATCTTGTTGATTAGATCCATATTTTCAAAGTCATCTATCTCATACTTTTTTGCATAAGCATCGACCATCCTCTTAATAGGAGGACTAACATTAATATCTTGGGCTTTTATTATTGCCCTGTAATGCTTTCTATGTCTAGGGTTTCCTAGATTTTCAAAAATAGCGTGACAAATAGTTCCACGGAGAGATCCATGATTGGACTTATCTGGCAAGCGTAAGTGGTACTTCGCCCAATATTGCCAAGTGCAGGTTTGCATCGTTTTTATTCTTGATGCAGATAAGGGCTTATTTTCAGATTTCTCCATAATGGAAGTCGAATTTCTTCTCAAACTTCCTTAAATTACTAGAGAAAGTTTTATTGACCCCACGTTTATTCATCTCTTTGGCGAAATCAATAACGTTAGCCATTGATTCATTATGTTGAGTAGAAGAACAATATTCAACATATTTATTAATCTGATCTTCATTCATATCACCAAAATCGTTTTCTGGAGGTGGAGAGAAAAATATCTTGTCAAAATCGATTTGATCACAAAGCTTAAATATAGACTTAATAGAACCTTCAAAACCCCTATTGGAATCTGAATTAAAATCATTATTAAAGGCTATAAAAATTTTATCCAATGGAAGAGAATGTAGCTTTGAGATAAATTTTGGAGAGATATTCAATCCAAAAGAAACAAGAACATTCCTTACTCCAGAATCAAACAAAGAAATACAGTCTCCAATAGATTCTACAATATAGACACAACGATGTTCTTCAATAGCGCCAGCAACTTCATCTATTGAATAGTATGGATAAAACCAGTCAGAACACCTCCCATTGTGAAGCCACTTAGGTCTGGGGTCATCTGTTACCTTACGACCTGAAAAGCCGTGTATCTTGCCGTCAGAGCGAACAATAGGGAATATAACTCGCTGATACATTTTGCCAGACATAGCCAAGCCACATCTAAATTTTTTCAAAGTATCTTCTGATACACCCCTGTTTAGGTAAAAGTCGTAATGAGGTAGCAAGCGATTCAAACAGGAATCTGGAAATGTTTTTTCTTCACTCAAAAGGTGTTTCTTAGTAGCGCGTTCATATATGTTTACACTATCGCTCTTCAAATAAGAACTTAAAACACTCTTATCATTAGTATTGAGGGTTTTTTTAAGTAAAGCCTCAAAAGGAAGAAACATAGAATCCTCCACATAATCCTTCCAAACACCAGTATCTTTGTAGATCTGTAACGCTGTAGAGTTATCTCCAGACCTGTAAACCGCACTGGTTCTCCAGTAAGACCCGTGATCTTTTAATCGATAGCCAAGATCTTCTAAAACAGATTTGTAGTCAGTCATTCTGAAAGGACCATTGGTATATCGTCACTCAACTCACCCTCCTGCAAATTAACATCAACATTATTTATTGAATTCACAACGTCTTGCAGATCCCCTCTCTCTTCAACTCTAAAGTTTTCAATATTTAAATTGATAAAGTTTTTACGATTAGATCCATCTGGCATTTCAACAGGATTAATTGCACGTAGAGCTTCTTTGCCCAAGTGTCTTGCTTTTAGATTGACCAACTTATGAGTACCAAAGCGATCTCCATCTTCATGTATCTCATCTGGAATTTTTCTTCTGAGCAAAAACAAGTGAGAACAGAATTGAGTAATGCCATCAGAAAGGGAAACGACACTCTCATCATCAACAATTGCATCTGCACCACGATTGCCAGTAATTCCAAGTCTATTGGCCTGAACAGAAGTCATCATTGATACACAAGGCTTGCCATCAAAACAAAGATCCCTGTGAATTGTCTGCTTGAACAAGTGAACCATTGAAGCCACTTGCTGCCAACCCTCATTCTTACCAAGGTTATTAAAGTCAGTCTTGATGTAATCAAAACTAAAAATCATTTTGTTCCCCCTGCCCACTTTAGAATAGTAAAATCTTTTTAGGTAAGAGCACATTTCTTCAGCAGACATGCCAGCAACATTTTCATAATAGAATTTCATATTGCCAGATTTAATCTGATCCCAAGCACTACGAACTCTTGCTACAACCTCTTCTACCGTCCAATCCTTATAGCTAGAAGTTCTCCATTTGCCGCTTTGTAAGAGGTAAATGGGAATGCCTGTCATAGCGGAACACTGACGAAGAGTAAGTTCCTCTTCACTCATCTCTCCATTATCAAAGTGTAAAACAGGGATGTCGTACTTAGCCGCAGTCCTAGTAGTATAATCCATACAGAACTGAGTTTTACCAACTCCAGAGCGAGCTACAATAACAGAGATATTACCCTCAAGCAGTAAAGATCCATAAATGTCATTGATCCTCTGGTGTGGACCCATTAAGCCAGATTCTTCAACAGGGTTATTACCCCTATCTTCAACCAACTCTTCCATGATGTCGAAAAGGTTGATTGGACCTTCATCATTGAACTCAAACTCTTTTATGTTCTTATTATATATCTCATCTGCTTTATCTATGATCTCAGAATACTTCAAGTCTGGATCAGCTTTTTTAACAAAAGAGGCGACATTTCTAGAAGAATAATAAATCTCACGACGAGCAGAAAACTTCTTCAATTCTCTGACTGAGGAAATAAAAATTTCTTCTGTTATCTTGTGGTATACTAGAGACCGAATATACTCTGGTAAATCAATACTATCTGGAAAACTAACCTTTAGCTGCTCTAATCTTGGAATAAGTATCGTGTCATCTATTGTCTCTGCATTGTTCAACGCATTGCGGATCAACTTAAAGATAGAAAGATGAACTTGAGAGTCTTCACTAAAAAAATCTTTTTCATTTAAAAAAACTGAAACTTCAGCCCACTTATGGGGGTGTTGCAAAAGACCTTTTAGCACAGTCTTCTCTAGATCCATGCTATGAATCATTCTCCGACCTCCTTCTCACAAGATATCTCCACCAATTTTGTAAGAGCCATATCTACACAGCTATTGTCTGTTTTAGTCGCAAATGTTGGTTGTCCTAAGTCGTTGATGTAAAAAAGGAAAAACCCTTTATTGCTACCACTTGGAGAACCCGTGCAATCAAACAGCTTAGTGAGAACACTCTTTGGTAACGTATTGTCTGTCTTGTCAAAATTATTCATATTACCTCAAGCCTTTTAAGAAGGTCTTGGTCAAGAATATCCTTCTCTAGTATTCTTACAAGCCTAATTTGGTTAATCTCACAAAAATATTCCTTCTTCTCATCTCTTTGTAGTTGAGATAAAAAATTCTGTCTAGAATTAGAGTGAAAAAATTTGTTGAACTTGTAATGCTGGTTACCATCAACTTCTATTGCTAGTTTTTTGTTAGCATTATAAAAATCAAGGGTCATCCTTGTTCCAAGAACAGGCAGCTCTTCAAAAACAATATCAGAGATCCAATGTCGGTGCAAAAGATCTTTTACCCTTTTCTGAATCTTACTGCGACACTTCTTGTCCCAATCAATTAAGTACTTAGAGGAATTCTTGAGCTTTTGTTCACGACCTGTTGTCGTTAAAAAAATCATGAGAATACATTTTCTGCAATGAAGAACCTCATGCCTTTTTGTACTTCTTCATTGTTCTCAAGAAGATCATACAAAGACTGCATTCCCTGATATTTTTCGTTGATATCGATCCCTCTATTCTTGAGGTAATCCAGAAGCTCTTCGTCGATTTTAAACCAAGATCCAGACTTCTCAATAAAATTCCACATAAGAAGCATTTCTATAATCTCACGCTCAATCCAAATTGACTTACCATCAGAGCGACCATGCTTAATTGGATACCTAATCCTCATTCCAGTACTTTCGTTAGTGGATTTCTGGATTAGCACTTTAGCATAATGCCCAATGATTGGGTTCTCTGGGCTAGGTTTAGCTTTTGGGTCTTTGAGGATTAAATCTGCTTGATTTCTTTTTTCAAAGTTAATAATCCAATCTGGATAATGTAATGCTGCATTGCCACCGCTAGAATTGGTTTGATTGTTTGGATCACCTTTGGCATACTGACTCGTCTTAATAGTTGACCGAACCTGAGAGATCATTATGCACATATGACCAAATTTACCCATACCAAGACTAACCCGCTTTAAGAAGTCTGAAGTTAAAGCTGCACCTGCTGCGACTTTTGCTGCGTCACTAGTGGTTTTAGCTAAATCAGATTTAGGAAGCAAGCCATCCATACTGTCGATGACAATGCAAAATCTTTCTTTTTCTGGATTATTTTTTAGTAATTCTCTAAGACCATCAAAAACAGTGTCGTAAATATGACACTCCCACACGAGACAAGTTCCAAGCTCCCAATCACTAGGATCAGTAACAAATTTCAATCCAGACCGCTTTTGGATATCTTTTGACAAACGACCTTCCGCCTTGATGTAGAGGCCCTTTGTTTTCTCTACGGTCTCCAACATGTTCTTCATAACATGGAGAGCTTCGTTGGTTTTGCCTCCCTCATTACATCCAATAAAACGCTGTAGACCAGCTCCCAAACCACCTCCGATAAACTTATCTAAAATCATGGAGCCAGTTGAGGCAAGGTATGATTCCGCAGTATCTTCAAAATTGTAGTGGAATTCCTTATTGCTTTCAAAAAACTTCGACATAAACTCCGAAGTCCCAACTTTGCTTTTTTCACTCTTCTTACTCATCTAAAAAATCTCTCAGGGTTTTTCTTTTTTCGATCACTCTATCTTCTCCTACTTTGAGCTTGTGGTCAACCATTTTTTCTGAGTTTTTTGGTTTGTAGTGAAATTCCTTGTATTTTTTGTCCAAGTAAGCCAAGCCATCACTGCTTAAAAAGTACTTTATTGTACCATCTAATTTGAAGGGAGGTTTGACTTTCAGTAAAAAATCTACATCGTTTTCAAATCTCTTGAAGACCTTAGCTGCTGTAATCATGTCCAACTTTGCACTAATGGAACGCTGACCACCAAGCATCCTCTTCACGAAATCTATTTTTTCCTTGTAATATGTAGGCTTTTTAGGTGATTTTTTTTGATTTTTAAAACTAAACCCGCACTCACACTCGTGAGAACGGGTAGAGCATAAGGCAGAGCATTTGGGGCATGTCCTCTTACCTCTTGGCATAGACCAATCCTAATATTGATTCAGATCACAAGCAACCATTTTTCTCACTAATTCTAAGAAATCAGTCTGAGGGTTCCAGTTAAGATCTCTTCTTGCTGATGAGGAGTCTCCTAGAAGCAGGTCTACTTCAGCAGGACGATAGAACTCAGGATTGATCTGTACCAGAACCTTATCTTCGTGGTAATATTTTTCATTAACTCCACGACCTTCCCAGCGACACTTCTCAAAACCAAAACCTGCGAAATTAAAAGCCTCCTCAACGAATTCACGGATGGTATGAGTTTCATTTGAAGATAAGACGTACTCTTTTGGCTGTTCTTGATTGAGCATTAGCCAAACACCTTTGACAAAGTCTTCAGCATCACTCCAATCTCGCTTGGCATCTACATTACCTAATTCAAGAGGCTCAAAATCACCATTAATATATTCATTTTTAATACGAGCTACGTTTTTGGTAATCTTACGAGTTACAAACTCTTCTCCGCGACGAGTTCCTTCATGGTTAAACAGCCATCCTTGAATAGCGAACAAATTGTAGGAATCTCTCCATACTTTTACCATGTGCCTCGCGCTAGCCTTAGAAACACCGTAAGGACTTCTTGGTCGCAAAGGATGAAGTTCTGATTGTGGAGAATGTAAAACGTCCCCAAACTCCTCTGAGGAACCAGCATTATAATAACGGCATTTAGGGCAATGTTTGCGAATCGCCTCAAGCTGGTACATTACAGCCATAGCGTTTGTATTCATGTGGTTAGCAGGTTGAGTCCAACTAACACCAACAAAAGAATTAGCCGCAAAATTAATAAAATAATCTGGCTTCTCTTTAGCTATGACATCTTCTGTATTTACAGAATCAGTAACATCTAAGTCAATTAGCTTGAAGCGAGGGTGATTAACTAAATGAGAAATATTATCATGATTCTTAACGCTTAGTCTACGAACACCAGCAACAATGGTGTGCTCCGTATTCTTCAAGAGGTGGTCAGCCATAAAACTGCCGTCTTGTCCTGTGACTCCTGTGATGATTACTTTCTTCATGTTTTAAATTCTAATTGATCACTTTCTGGAAAAAATTTATTCCTAAATCTTTGTTTAGCATTATATCTTTCCATATTACAATCATCAACTTCTTTGGCAGTTATTTTACCATAACGAGCTTGGTCAACTGCATCAAAAGTTTTCTGGTTAACTAGAACCATATCTTCATATTCTTTGGATGAAATTAAATCATCCCAAAAATCTTTAGAAAATTGACTTGATAAATAAGCGGAGCAATTAAGCCAAGGTTCTGTTTGTTCTGGATGATTATTCTTTTTAACTTCTAAAATAGCTAAGTAATCAAAAGCGTATCCTTCATCGACTTTAATTTTTATCATAATATTTGTTATATTACGAGCACCACCATCTTAGTGTAATATCTGGTCTGAATCTACAACATGGAACATCTATTAGAGGAAATGGTCTTGGTAGTTTGCAATAATAAGGAGTAAAAGGAACCTTGTCTTTTCTAACATAAGAAACTTCTATTGCTTCTGGCATAACACCAAATACAGAATCAAACTTGTTAGAGTGGTTGTTTGCATGAATGTGATACATGTAGTAATGTTCATTTATTTTTTTTAAAACATTAAGCATCTCTTCTGTTGGATCATGCAAATCATGAAATTCAAAAGTTAGTTGAGAAAAATGTTTGAAATAGGACGAATCAATATTCGAAATTAATTCGTATTCGCCACCTTCAATATCAATTTGTGCAAGCATGTCTCTTTCGTCTTCGTGACCATTTTCTTTAATATGCTCAAGAGCATTTTTCGAAGAAACAAAACATTTTTTATAAAAAAGATTCTCAAAATGTTGAGGCAACTTTTCTAAATTATCATCATACATGAAAACTTTTTTGCCATAACCAGCCATTTCAATTTCAAAAAGATAATTCTGGACAATGGAGCCAACGCCTAAAGAATAAATAATTTGAGATTCTTCTGCAAAATTTTTAAGTAATGCGTATCCTCCATCCTCAGCTTTATTTCCATACCTATTCATAAGGTATGGCATTGAGTAAGGTCTTAGCTCACTTAATATAGCTAAAATTAATTCTTCTTTCTTCATTTTTATATTTTATTGTAAGAATATGTGCAGCCAATATCAATACTAGTATCATTATAATACTGCCAACCATAATCAATCCAAGCAAACAAATGATGTTTAATTGATAATGGATGAAAATTTTCAACTTGTTCTTGGGTAAATTCACCAGAATTTAGATTAATAATTATTTTTTTATTAATATGAGGGTAGCAGGTGGCAATATTCATAGGCCCACTATTAACTCCTATGAAAACAGCAGAGGTGGCAATATGCTCAACCATTTCCCACATGCCAGATCCTCTGCAATCAATTACTCCACAATCAATATCTTGTTGACCGCCAATTTGGTAAATATCGTATTGACTATAACGCTCTTTTATCTTCTCTATAATTTCTTTTGAAAGAGTGTGACCACTGCTCTTGCCTTGAGCGTGGATGCAGACTTTATTATGAATTACATTGCTAGGATCTTCATGCTTGTATAATCTAGGAGTTCTGCAAAACATTTTTTCAATCTTTAGTAAAGAATTTAAATAATCAAATCTATTCAAATAATTATCATACTTATAAGGTTGGTTCCAGAAAGATACAGTATTCTTCGGTTCTGAATTTCTTAGAATATATGGGTTATGATCATAAACCCAACAGTTAGAAAGGTCTATTAATTTTTCACCATAATTTTTATAAAAATTTTCTGGAATACTAGCAAACTGAACTTTATCCCCAATGCCTAAGTAATTAGGAGTTACTATTCCTATATTTTTCATTTTTTCTTACTAAAACGGTTGACGTAATTTTTTACTTTTTCTGGTAATGGAGTAGTATTGTCGTCAAGTCCAAGAATTTTGTTTCTCTCGTAGAACCAATTTTCTGTCTGCTTTAATCCTTCTCCATCGCACAAATCTGTATTAGCATACTTTCTCCTCATATTACTTTTCCACAAGTTCTGCTCTTTGCTCCTAATATGACCCCAATGAATGATGTGAGTATCGCTTAATGCTCCTATCTTTTTATATCCAATCATAGAGTGGTGAGTTTCATGAATTGGGTCAAGTGAAAAAGATACGTTTGATTTAAAAAGCCTAATTTGAAGATCTGGGTATCCTTCTGGTTGAAAATGCTGCTCATCAACTTGCAGATTATATCTTGGAAAGCAAACAGCATCAATCCCTTGCTCCTCTAACCTTGAAATTAAAAAATTAAAATCAATTTCTTCAAAAATTTCATCTGCATCTACAATAAGCCTCCAGTTTTTTTTGGATAGATCTAAGCAGTATTGCTTTTGATCTGCAATATTTTTTATTTTTTTGTAGTGAACTTGTATTTGACTTCCATGAGACTTCTCGTATTTATCCAAGATGTGATCTGTTTGATCTTCCGAGTCTGACTTAACAATTATGATTTCTTCAAATCTTGACAAACTCCATTTGAAAAATCTTTCTAAGCAGTCGTCTGAATTGGCCACAACTAAACATAAGCTGAGATTAGAAAATTTCATAAACTACTTCTTGTAAGCTCCCCAGATACCCCAAAGATACGAAAACTCATTAAAATCATCACTATCTCTCACCTCTTCGTTTACAGCTTGAGCTAATCCTTCAAAACCTGCATTTTTTTTATTGGGTTCTGGGTAATCATGACCACAAATAATTCCACCTGATTTTAATTTTGGAGCCCATGATAATATATCTAATTTTACATTCTCATAATCATGCTCTGCGTCAATAAATACTAAATCTAAAGAATTATCTTCAAAATTTTCCGCAGCATCTTTTGAGTATTCTTCAAGGATGTTTATGGAATCCAATATTCCTCTGCTTTTTAAATTTTCCTCAAAGTCCATTCTTGTTGACTTTCCTTGCAAATCTTCTTTATGTTCTGTTGATCCCAAAAATGGATCTATACAAAATAATTCAAATTGATCTTTTGGAATTTCTGCTTTGAAAGCAAATGTAGCTCTCCCCTTCCAACATCCAACTTCAACAGCTTTTCCCTGAAGAGTCGAAAAAATAGACCACATTAGCGGAATTTGATAATTGCATAACCATCCATCAATTTTATTGGTTTCGTTAATAAGATTTTTTATAAATCTTTGATCAATCTTGGTTAGCAAATTATAATACTTTTTAAATATACCTAAATCTCTTTCTAATCCTTGTAACATAAAAAAAACTCCTTCTGGGCAAGCAAAACCCAGAAGGAGCGATATAAGTCACCTCAAAGCTTTACTTAACTTTGATCATTATATCTTTTTTTTCCTCTTTTTCAAGAGGTAATTTGACTCTCAATAGGCCATTCTTGTATTCAGCCTCAATGGAGTCTTTGTCGATACTCTCGTGCAATGTGAAGTGCTTCTTGACGGAGCGTCGAGATATTTTTTTGTGGTAGAATTCAGAAACCTCGTCATTTTGCTTAGATTCTGCTTCAA